GTCCAAGATTAGTTCTTGCATCACTCGCAGTAGTAGCTCCTGTACCTCCGTTAGCAACAGCAATAGCCGTAGCATTCCAAGTCCCTGCCGTTAGTGTACCAACACCTGTAACTCCCTGTATATGAGCCTCCAAGCCGTCCTGCAGGTAATGTACCACTAGATATATTACTTACGTCCGTAGTATCTGTTGTTGCGCTTGTAGCTAGTCCTGATACATCTGCGGCGGCTACCTGTTCCCAAGTGGGGGCAGCAGCGGCACTTCCGTTACCTTGTTCTTGCAGATATTTTTTAGTAGTTGTTGTGTTTCCTGAAAGTTTAGCTAAAACATCTGTCCCAGAAGAATAAATTATGTCTCCTGTTGTATAAGAGTTTATTCCTGTACCACCGTTTGTTGGGCCAACAACTCCTGTTAAAGAAATTACTTGTCCTGTTACATTAATTGGCGCGGTTCCAGTATAAACTGGCGTTGCAAAAAACTGAGCAAAAGTTATGTCTGTTGTACCAAAAGTAATAGTTCCCACAGTGTTACAAACAAAAGATTGACCAGCTCTAGTATTACCAGCAGTAATAAATACGTAAGAACCTTGCCCTAATTTATTTGGTGTATTTAATCCAAAACTATTTGCATCAGCAGACCGAGTTAATATCCAGTTTGTTGAAGCTGAACCTATACTAGTAACATCATAAATACCATTTTGAACAGCGCTACTTTGTTGTTGTACTAAAATTCTATCAGAAGCCACTGCTGCAACACCGTCTATTACTAACGCAGCTTGAGTACCATTATTAGTAAGAGTAGCGCCAACACCGGCTGACCCGTTTGCATACTGGGCATTTAAAGCTGCGGTTGTTTCTAGTCTTACCGCCGGATGAATATCTAAACCCGCAGCAACAGAATTATCCACATAATCTTTAGTAGCTGCCTGTAAGCTAAGTGTAGGGGCTTGATTAAGTAAAACGGTGCTACCAAAAGTAGTTGCTCCAGGAAGAGAAATAGAATTATCGGCAGCTTCAAAAAGTGATTTAGACGCGGGATAGGTAACAAAAACGTCTTTATCTCCAGCACCAAAATTTACAAGAGAGCCTGAGTTAGACGAAGTAAATACAGTATCTCTAGAGAGTGTAGTACCCGATGCAGTATATGTACCTAAAACCACTTCCCATTCAGTTACTCCTGACTCAGTATTAACAATACTATAATAAGTTGTATCTCCATCACTCAAACCAGCAGTAAAAGATTGGAACCCACTAGGAGTAATTCCTAATGTTATAGTACCCGTTCCCGTGGTTGTAGATACTTGTTTTACTCTATCATTTAAAGTAAGAGCCATAATAAAATCCTGTTAAGCTATACGAACAATTGCATTTGCAGCATCAGCAGCTGGGAATATAACCGTGAAATCACCTGCTGTTGAAATCTTATCTCCACCAAAATCTAATACTGCTACTGCTTTACCTCCATCTGTACTGTTATAGACTAAAGCACCACAAGAAGTAAGTGTAGCATCGGTGAATGAAGCGTTGGGATTAAAGTCAGTAAACGCTGTAGTACCACTAGAGGTAGGAGTTACATTTGTTAAAGTAAACCCTCCAGCAGTATATCCTGTACCTACTACTTCATCTGCGCCCATCTGTGAGTAATTGGTTGTTGCTGCACCAAAAGTACCAACAATAGCCGCTGTGTTTCTAAATAGTGCGAGCTTAAATACGTCTGCACCGTTTGTAAAATTGTGTGTCCCAGCTTGTGAGATTGCCATAATTAACTTCCTAGTCTAAATGTTTTTCGGGTTTAGTCGGTTTAGTAGGAGGCGTTATTACAACTTTTACTGTCCCTACTGATGTATTTAGTGTATCTGACATTATACCGTTCCTCTAGTGCCTTTAACAGGGATACGCGCTTGTCCACTTCTATACGCATCTCGTCTGTTTTTGCCTTCACCTAAATTCTGAATTAAGTCCATAGCTTCTTTATAACGATTATTATAGTTTGTAATAGTATCTGCGTCAGCTTTTAAGTAAGTAGCCGCCTCCAAAAGCGATCCATATAGAAGTGTACTATCAAAATTATCCCCAAGCCAGCTAGTACCAGCAATAACGATACTTTGAGGATAGTAGTAATAATGAAGTTCGCTATCGTAAGCAGCATCAGGCGTAGCTCCTAATATAAAAGTTGTATCATCAAAAACTGCATAATACTCTGGTTTTTTCCAATAAGTATTATCTATATCAGGAAACGACTCTCTAATAAAATTTACATCTTTATTAAGAAGATACGTATAACTATTATCTGTGTCAATCACAGCTAAACTAAAAGTAGCTAACCAATCAGAAGGAACATTAAGATATTTGCTTCCCGCTGTCATAGTTCCCGTTACATTTTTACGTAAGTCAGGTATTTGAACTGAATTAAATATACGCTCCTCTGCCTGCTGTATAAATAAATTAATATCTGCAGTAGGGTATTCGTCTTCAGTATACGACTGAATCGCAGCAACTAACTCTGTATAGTTCATTACTTATCCTTATGCCATCGGCCCACGAGCCATAGTACCTTTAGTAGCACAACCATTACCACGAGTCACTACACCAGTAGTTTTAATATTCTTTTCTGGATACCCTGCTGTATTAGGTACAGGTACATCTTGTGGTTGTGTAAAACCATCTACCATTTTAGGTTTTCTTTCTTCATTCTGTTTCATTATCTTCTCCTAAGTTGTAGTAACCGTTACGGTTCCTATTTGTCCTTCTGCTAATAAATAATTCTCTAGTCCTTTTAGTTGCAAAGGATTTGAAAGCCCTACAGGGTTCCACCCCCATTGTATATCTCTTGAGCTGTAAGGTCCCGCAATAACAAAACTCTTATCAGGTCTAGGATCTCGTATAGCCTGGGGATCAGTAACCGGATACATACCCTGTAAGTTCTGAGGTTGATCTGGGTTCCAACACTCAGGACATGCTAGTATCTGTGTTTTCGTAGTTCTTACAACTAAGCTTTTTAATTTTGTTAGCTTAAATTGAAACCCACAAACATCACAGTCTGCTATCGCATTCTTTTTACTAGCAAAAGCGTTGCTCATTAAACCATTCTACCTTTGGTTCTGCCGCGTACAGCTATGCCATCGCGTTTACATTTTGATGTAACCTTACCACCGGATTTCATGTAGCCCATTTTGTTACGAACTTTTGTAGGTAGCTTTTTTAGTCCAGGGTTAGTAGGTGCTTTTAGTGCTCCACCAGCTTTCTTTTTAATTGGTTCTTTTTTTAATTGTTTAAATTCAAACGTAGGTTTATTGTTAGCCCTTCTTTTTTCACTTTCTTTTTCAGCTTCTTTTATTTTTGATCTACCATAAAGTGCGCCACCAACACCAGCTGCACCAATTGCGCCAGCTCCTTTTGTTTTTAAAGCGACGTTTCTATCATAGTTTAAATCATCTTTTAAATTCTTTCTTGCTTCTTTTTGTGCTTTTTTTACTGCAGCGGAGCTTTCTTTTCTAGCTTTATTTTCAACTTTTTTTGTTATTTCTCCAAGCGACTTTGGTTTTACCTTAAATTTATCTTTTATTTTATTAATAGCTTTTTTTCCTGCTGGCGTTTTTGCAAGTTTATTTATAATTTTTGCTGCGGTTGCTATTGCCATTTTAATTCTCCTTATACGTATGATTGTCTAGGTGCTATAGAAAGTGTAGCTTTTTCTCTGTCTTCTGTAGAGGCAAGTAACCACTGCTCTTCATATTCTTGTTTTAAAAATTGTATCTTGGGTCCTGCTCCTGGAATCTTTAGTGATAGATAATAAGCAAGTCCAGCAACCATACAAGGTAGAAACCTAAAGGGTATATGCTGGGTATTAACGCCCGTGCCCGCATCGTCAATTCTTTTTAAGAACCAATAAACAAAAGTATAACTTCCGTTATTTGGAATAGGCCATAAAGTTATTTTAGGAACCGTTGCCTGTCTATCTATATAAACTTGTATAGGTCTGCCCGTGTCATTTTTACTAGGTATAGAAGCATAGGTGGGGTTTGATATTCTAGATATAGTTATATCCGATTGGGTTGTTCCTGTCCCCGTTCTAATAACCTGACTAATAAGATCAATAGTAGTTGTAGGTAGATCATATGTTGCGGTGTCTTGAACAAGAGGAATAGTAGCTTGTTCTACAGTCCAAAGATTAATACCTCGGTTAGCCCATTCAATAGTAAGTAAATTCAAACTACGTGTAGCTGTTCTTAAATCATAGCCCGTTCTAAGTTCCGCACCGCAACGCTCAAACGCTTCTTCTACTAGCAAGTTAAGATCTAGGTTAAAATTATGTGTATTTGTCGTTGTCATTATTTCTTACCTTTTCTTTTAAGTGCTGCTACTCTACGGGGTTTACCCGCTGGTTGCCCAAGTCTTTTCTTTTGAGCTATACGCGATCTCTTTTGTGCAGGTGTCATCTCCCCAGATGTTTTTGGAGTTTTAGCAGAAACACGTTTAGAAGGTCTGCAGTAAGGTGTACCACGAGTCTCACCTTTTTTTCTACCACAATCTTTACCTGTTCTTACGTCTTTCCAGTCTTCTTTAAACCAGCGTTTTAAAGAAGCACCTTTTTTGGTTTTACGAACAGCCATTATTTACCTGCTTTCTTTTTCCTGCATTTAGCAATAGCTCCGGAAGCATAAGCGCTAGGAAAGACTCTATAACTAGCCTTTACCTTTTTATAACACGCATCCTTAACACTCCCACCTTTTTTTAACTTAACAGATTCAAGAGTCTTAGCTTGTTTAGCGTGTGTCTTAGAAGCTTTCTTTAAACCCTTTACAACCTTGTTAAGTTTATTTTTAACTACACCACCTGCTTTCATTTTAGTAGGTTTAGTATGTCCATAGCCTTTTTTCTTTAGCTCTAGATGTTTAGCCATAGTCGGAGCTTTAATTGCTTTACCCGTCTTCTTATCATACATCGTATGAGACTTAAAA